GAGCAGAGTTCCCTTCATAAAAAACAAATAACTCAAATATTTATAATAAAACATTAAAAAATTAAAATAAAATGGCAATATTAGATCCCAACGAAATATTTTTTACAGCATTTGAACCAAAACAGCAAAATAGGTTTATTATGTATATGGATGGTATTCCTTCTTATATAGTAAAAGGAATGGGTGCTGTAAGTGTAACTCAAGGAACAGTTGAATTAAACCATATCAACGTACAAAGATTCGTTAAGGGTAAAACCAAATGGGATGCTATTTCACTTACATTATTTGATCCTATCACACCTTCAGGTGCTCAATCAGTGATGGAATGGGTACGTTTACATCACGAATCTGTAACAGGTAGAGATGGATATTCTGATTTTTATAAAAAAGATCTAACATTTAATGTTATAGGCCCTGTAGGAGATATAGTATCCGAATGGGTAGTTAAAGGAGCTCTAATCACAGCAGCAACATTTGGTGAATATAACTGGGATAATGAGGGTGCAGTAGAAATTGCATTAACAATCCAACCAGATTACTGTGTATTGAACTTCTAATAGAAGAAAAATTAAAGAAAGTTAAGAAAAGCTTGCCCATACAGGGTAAGCTTTTTATATTCCAATATATTTATATAGGACAAATAAGTTATACTAAATAAAAATTATGAGCAAATTTACTCTCCCAACTGAGACAATTGAATTACCTTCCAAAGGTTTACTTTATCCTAAAGACTCCGAATTAGCAAAGGGTACTATTGAAATGAAGTACATGACTGCTAGAGAAGAAGATATCTTAACTAACCAATCTTACATTAAAAATGGTACAGTTTTAGATAAATTAATGAAATCATTAATTATATCAAAAATTAACTATGATGAGCTGTTAATAGGAGATAAAAATGCTATCATGGTAGCTGCTCGTGTTTTAGGGTATGGAAAAGATTATACATTTAATTATGAGGGTGAATCTCATACTGTAGATTTATCAACAGTTGAAAATAAACCATTAAATGAGGAGCTCTTTAAGGACAAAATCAACGAGTTCTCCTTCACATTACCCAGCTCCGAAAATGTTGTTACTTTTCGTTTACTCACACATAAAGATGAAAACACAATTTCACGAGAATTAGAAGGACTTAAAAAGATAAATAAGGATGCCTCCCCAGAATTAACCACACGGTTAAAACGGCTCATTACCTCTGTAAATGGGGAACGAGAAAGAGTAGATATAAACGATTTTGTAGATAATTATCTTCTAGCTAAGGATTCAAGAGCTTTAAGAGAACATGTTAAAGAATTTCAACCTGACGTTGATTTAACTTTTTTTCCCGAAAGCGGGGATAGAATCAATATCCCAATTGGGGTTAGCTTTTTTTGGCCTGACGCCTGATACCATTCCACAATCTCGCTCTGCTATATTTACCCAAATTCATGAAATAGTATTTCACGGTAAAGGGGGATATGATTGGGAAACTATATATAATATGCCTATATGGCTCCGTCGTTTTACTTTTAATAAAATTAATGAATTTTACAAAGAAGAAAACAACCAAATGGAAAAAGCACAAAATGGCGGGAAATCTAAGAATCTTATAGATCCTTCAGGTAAAGTAAACACCCCAGACTTTGCTAAAACCCAACCCCCTAACTCATCTCCAGCACGCTATAAATAATTCTATAAAATTCAAATATTTATAACAAAATAAACTAAATGAGTAAAGCTAGTGATAATGTAAAAAAGCTCCAAAAAGATCTAGTAGATTTAAAAAACCAACTATCTAGTTTTAAAGATATTAAACTTGATAATTTTAATGCAGCCTCAAAAGATGTTAAATCATTAAATACAGACATAGCTGCCGCTAATGCTTTACTTAAAGATCTTAAACCTGATTTAGATTATATAAGTTCCTCATTTAAAGATTCTATTAATTCTCTTCAAAAGACAAACTATTTTATAGAACTCCAAAAAAAGGGTTTAAAAGGTGTAGCATCTCAAGCTGATATGATATCTAGTATTAAGCAAGGTGAATTAGATACTGATGCAAAGTCTATAAAAAAACAACAGGAAAAGTACAGAGTTAATCTTAAAAATCTTGAAGCTGCTAGAGATAGTGGAGAAATTTTTGGTAAAAATTTAATTGTTTTAAAGAAACAAATTAAAGAAGCAAAAATAGTACAAACAGGTTTTGAGGAAGTTCTAAAAGTTAATAAAGATATTAACAAACAGCTAGGAGCAGGCCCAGCTTTAGCTGGGGGGATTGATAAAGCTTTACAAAAAATAGGCATGCCAAGTTTAGGCATTAGTGATGCTGTTGCTGAAACTCAAGCTTTAGGTCAAGCAGCTAAGGCATCTGAGAAGGAATTTAAAGCAATGTCTGTCTTTTTAGGTAAAGTAGGGAGTAGTATAAAAGGAGTTTTTACTACAGCTAATATCTTGCAAGGTAGTATAGCCTTAATTACCAAAGGTCTACTAGATGCTGATAAAGCTACTGAAGATTTAGCTCGTGGGTTAGGGGTGTCTATGGATGCTGCCCACGAAATGCGGAAGGATTTTGCTGATATTGCTAACTCCTCAGGTAATATAAATATAACTACTAAATCATTACAAGAATCCCAAATGGCAATGAGTAAGTCATTAGGTACTCGAGCAGCGTTAAATAAAGAAGATCTTGAAACCATGACCAACATGGTGGAAACAATGGGGTTCCAGCATGATGAATTAGTAGGTTTAGAAAAATTATCCCTATCCCAAGGTAAATCATTAAAAAGTAATACTAATGAAATTCTAGGGGGAGCTATGGCATATGCTTCAAGAAATAAGTTAGTAGTTAATGAAAAAGAAATATTAAAAGAAGTAAGTAACGCCTCAGCCTCTTTAAAACTATCATTAGGAGGTAGTGCCCAAGCTGTAGCTGAAGCTGCAGTTCAAGCTAAAAAATTCGGTATAAACTTAGAACAAGCTGAAAAGATAGCTGGTAGTTTACTAGATTTTGAGTCATCTATTGAAAGTGAATTAAGTGCTGAATTAATTACTGGTAAAAGTTTAAACCTTGAAAAAGCAAGAGGGTTAGCTTTAGCAGGAAAATCTACAGAAGCAGCCGCGGCAATGCTTGAACAAGTAGGATCTTCTGCTGAATTCGGTGATATGAATGTCCTTCAACAACAAGAAATAGCCAATGCTATGGGGATGCAAAAGGATGAATTAGCTGCTTCTTTAATAGAAAGTGAGGCCCTAGCCGCTATGTCTGCTAAAGAAGGAGAATCAGCTCTCCAAGCATATGATAGATTAAAAGCATCTGGAAAAACAGAAAAAGAAATTGTAAAGATTTTAGGTGAGAAAGCAGCTAAAAATTTAGAAGCTCAATCTAACCAATCCAAATTTAATGCCTCAATAGAAAAGTTAAAAGACATTTTTGTACAAGTTGGAGATGTCTTAATGCCTATATTTGATGTGCTTGGAACAATAGCAGAAGTAATTATCCCAGTCATTACCATGGCCTTTAGTGGATTAGGAAAAATTCTTAGTGGGAGTTTTGAAGATTTATCTGGGTGGGAAACTGTATTAGGTAGTATAGCACTTATAGCAATAGGTATTGCTACAACTATGAAAACCATAGCTTTAATTAATACCCTTATTACTTTTGCAAAAGAGACTCAAGCTAAATCCACAGCAATGCAATCCCTTGGAGAAAAGAAAAGTTTAGTCCCTTTAGCGAGTAGGTTAAGCTTAATGGTAGCCCAAGCTGCGGCGTGGGTTATTATGAATCCTGTTGCATCCATTGTAGGGTTAGGACTTGCAGCAGGGGCAGGAGCTTTAATATACTCCCAAATGAAAGATGGGGTCATAGGTCCCGGAGGAGAAACAATAGTAAGTGGTCCTAAAGGATCTATTCAAGTTGATAAGGATGATTCTATGATAGTAGGAACTGACTTAGGTGGGAAAAAGAAACCAGCTGGAGACTCTGGTGGATCTGTTAATATCGACTTAGGTCCTACTAACGCCCTACTCCAACAACTAATATCAGCTGTTAACGCCGGAGGATCTATAAGTATAGATGGTCAAAAAGTCGGGGAAGCTCTAAAATTAGGAACATATAAAACTCAATAACTTTAAATATTTATAATAAAACAATAAACTATGGGATTACTAACACAACTACAAACAAACGGGTCAAATTATATCCAATTTGATGGAGTAACACCACCAAATAT